ATTTATTTTAGGGTTGATTTCCAGTTCTCTTGAACTGGTTCCAATTTAAGGTTGAATTGTTGAACCTTCTTGAGTGCGGAGTTAGTCAATATAGTGTCTAATGTTGTTGCATCGACGTTTATATCCCACGATGACGACATTAATTGTATCAAGCTCGCCCACTTCCTTCTGTTAGCTAAGTAACAGTAACGACTAATGGAAGTCGGGGTTAATTTCTTGATGTACAGCTTTATTGACTTATGAGAAATGTATTCTAAAACAGTACGGTTAAAGCCTCCCAGGTAGTGTAGATAATATCGACATATTTCATATCTACGTTTGAGCTCTTTGATGATAGATTTATTAGAGCGAACACCTGTAGAGTATACCTTGAAATCATCTTGTAGTCGCTTGCTGAGTTCTTGTTGCGTTTTGACGTGAATAAGAAACTCAGACACCTTAGCACAGTTTTTCTGACATGATGTTCCTGGTATTCCTCGAGTACTGTTTTTGATTTGCTGATAAATTTCTTTCTCTTGTTCCGATGATTTGGTCAAATGAATAGGGCCAAACAAGAGATAAGAAAGTGCTGTTATTTCTTCAGGTTCAGACGCTCCTGACCCACCTTGCTCAAAGGTGCCAGGTAATTGTTTGTTTCTTCGTAAGAACCTGCCTAATGCAAATCTTTTGGAAGTTCGGTGACATTGTGTACGTATTTGTTTAGTGACCTCGTCAACAGATAATGATTCTTTTGTTGATTTATGACGTTGGTCCTTTGTACCTAAATTGTACAGTACGTCTGACACCAGTATTCCCTTACTTCCATGAATACTTCTCATACCTACAGCTTGAGCTAACCTAATGAACGAAGTGCTTTTGGCATGGGTGTTGCTGGTCTTTGAGATTAATTTTTCACAGAACACTCCATGATAGTAACTAGTAAACGTTTTAGATTTATTTAAAACTAGTTTGACTAAATTTACTCTTCGTTCATATTCAGCAATTTCGGCTCTTGTCCATAATCCAATGAGATCATCTCCGCAGGTTTTAAACGATCTGCGATAAGTGTGGGAGGCACAATATGCATTTAAGATGCTTAGTACCGTCCAGGATGGTCCTAGACCCATTAGTGCACCACAAGTCGTCAACTCATTGGAATAGACATCTTTATCCATCTGTAGAGAGTGCGGACCGAGTACCACTTGTATAGCTTGTTCTATCCATTTAGGTGCTGGTAAGTCCTTAATTAGTGTTGTTAGCACTACTCTTGCAGTACTGATCGATATTGGATCAGTGGATTTAGCGAAGTCTGCTGAATATAAGTATGTTGATTGTTCCTTCCCTGAAGGATTGTACAGTTCTATTCTTTCATTTCGTAAAGCGGTCCTTGAAACAGACCATGTCTTTACGAACGGTAATAAATACTGATTTAAAGAACGTGCAATCCAAACCACTTCTGATGAATGTTTGGTCGGAACCCTGATCTTTCCATCTGGCATTACTAGACCGAATGCTTCTGCTTTGAGAATTGATTTTGATTTAAACTCATCGCAGGCATTGTCTAAGGCCTTTTTGAAGATTTCAGGCATACTTAGGTTAGCCGGTTTCTTTACTTCTTCCTTCTTTTCTTTCGAGAGAGATTCTTGATAGTTAAAATGCAGATCCATCACGTCAATGTCCCTGTTAAATGAGACAGGAGCATTCTCGTAATCTTGATCGAATTCATCTGGATGTTCTGCAACAAATTCGTTCGCGAAGAAATGACTAGGAAAGTCTAAGAAACTAGGAGGGCCTCTTACTGGTTCAAGACCGAGACGATTGTATCTTTTGATTATTTCATTACAACCTCCGTCTTTTGAGCGTGAGTTAACGGTAGCTTTTAATCCAGGTTGCGGTAAATGTTTGAGATCTTGAGAAGATGAGAACAGACGATTAAGTTTGTCTCTTTGATGATTCTTCTCTTTTTCTATGAAGACTTTTATCTCTTCAATTGTTTCCGGATTAATTTCTACCTTCTTTTCGGTAAGCCTCTCCCAGGCAAGCTTAATCTCGTTCTGAATAACGTCTTTCGTTGGATGTAAATGACGATACGCGCGGTTAATAGACGAAGCAATAAATAAATTATATGTACATTTGCCTCTATTACCGAATTTACGGTCTGTATGCACTTTGAGTGCTTTACATCTAACGTCGTGTGCTTCGGAGCTAAGTCTCTTCTTAATATTCTGATAAAATACCAAAGATTTTATAAATTTCACATATTTTGATAATATAGATCTATTCTTTGGCCAGAGTTGAGACGTGTATGAATTGCATTTTATCGATCCATACACGAGGGTCAGGTAAGTCCTGATTGCCTCCCAATTAGCTAGCACCTGTTTCAGATTAAGCTTGCACCAACTGTAGGTTCTCCATCTCTTGGCAGCTGATTTATTTATCAGCGACCCAAGTCCCCTGATATCTGATAAAGTAGTAACTTTATTAGAATTGCTAATTTTGATCAACGTATACAACGAGCGGAGTGAGTTTATCTTACGATGATGTTTCGTTGGTTGATCGAAGTTAGGTCTATCAGGAAGAGAAGAAGGAATAGTCTTAGCATTAGCCACCTTTGGTGCGCTTAGACGATGCTTCGTACGATGTCCTTCTTTACGAGATGGAGCTGCAAAACTTCTCCTTGTTCTGCTTGAATGATTAAACCTACGTGGGGATGCGTTTCGGTTGAGTTTTTTAGATCTAGATTGGGTTCTACCCTTTCTAGGTCTGACGGATTCAGCTGCTTTACGTTTACCTAAGTAAGTTTGTCTGATAGCAGCAAG